TTTACGCAGTTGCCCCACCTTCTTGGTGATGGCAGCATCAGTGAGAGGCATCTTATTTTTTATATATATTTTATATCATGGGACGAACGTGTTCTCTGATGATAACTGACACTACTAAACCTAAACATATTGATTTGTTTTTTAACAGTGTATGGGGAAGGTACAATGAACCGGTTAATCTTGAATTAAATACTGTACATTGTAACAATGTGTCTATAAGAAGGATTCTATCTATGAAGAAGGTACTGGATCATCATAGACCAAACTCTCGTAAGTATGTGGAAAGTAGTACGATCATAGTTGGATCGCACTTCGCGCGGAGGGTCTTACAAGTTGGGCTATTCCTTGTTAGACCTGAGAAACCCGTGTTTATTAAGGTCGCCCCATAAGTTTCTTCACATGTTCCACGAACGTCTCCCCACGATGAGATTCCGGGAACGTTTTGAAGTACAACGTAAACACGTCTGTACCATTTGAATGAACGTGGAGGAGATAAACCAAGAACATCACAAAGTTGAATATCACATCCTCGGTGTTTAAAAGAGACCTCGACGGATCTTTTACATAACTGAGTAATGCAAATAGAATCTCTAAACCAATTATAACTGCCCTTTTAGACCAGTGATAATCACTTGTAAATCTAATGGACGTAGTATATGCAGCAACTCCAACTGCTAATAATAAAGGTAATAGAGGAGAGTAGGGATTAAATCCCAAATAGTATGATACGGATAAAGCCCACAACCACCAACTAAACACAAGACTCTTTTTCCTCATCTATCTTCACTTGAGATATTTTATAGCCGACGCGATACTGGAATAGATACACTTCCCAAATCTAACACGCCCTGTCCTAGGATTGTAATATCCTACGTGACCATTGAAGACAGCCTTGTGAAGTTCACCCATATAAAAAATACAAGATTATAATAATCAGGTGAGATGGGGTTGTCAATAATTATGGGAAATATGTTTTCAGGTAAAACATCTGAACTGGTTCGGCGACTTAAGCGTCTGAAAGTTATTGGAAAAGAAATTTTGGTCATAAATTCTTCCAAAGATACCAGGTCTCCTGATGAAGTTCTTAAAACGCACGACAATGTCAAATTTGACTGCTTCAAAACATATGATCTGTTTGACGTCACGGATACCCTACCATTTCATGATGCCGATATCATAGCGATAGATGAAGCGCAGTTCTTCACTAGATTGAAGAAGTTTGTCGAGTGCTGTCTTTACTGTGAAAAGAGTGTAATTATAGCAGGTCTCGATGCTGACTCTTTTCAAAGGAAATTTGGTGAAATTTTAGACTGTATCCCACTTGCCTGTGATGTCACTAAACTTTCGGCTTTGTGTATGTGCTGTAACGATGGAACTCCTGGACCCTTCACAAAGCGTATGGTGGCTGATAAAACTCTAGAACTCATTGGTGGGAGTGACATGTATAGCGCAGTTTGCCGAAAACACTTATAACTTCAAGACACTATCAGATATATTACGCGCTATCCTACGAAACCAACCTAATGGGGTTACTGAATCATTCTCATATAATGGAATAATTAGAGATATACGAGTGCACCCATTTTGTTGCTTAGAAACTGAATGTTTAACATCACTACCATTGTACACCACACCTCTCCCAGCTTTACTCTCGTTAATTTTGACTTTATCGTTACGATCCTTAGTCATGAGATGTGATGTATTACATTCACTCGTGTATATGTTACACACGTACGTCTTTCTCTTACCACCCGTAAAATTGTTGTCAAAGTGCCAGTCAATGTAGTGACCACTTTTGTTGTACAGTCTCAGAAACCAACAGTATTGTTCATTTTTACAGTCAGCTGGTTTCGTTTTATCACGTCTAATTTTAGATACATATTCATCTATTAAGTTGAATACTTGTGGTAATTTCTCCTTAATTGTACCCCGAGTAATCTTGTAACCTTCAACTGCACCCGATGTGGATTTATTACCGTGGTTTTGTGCGATGTGTATGATGTCATTTACGTATGGATTTAGACTGTTAGATATTGTACTACAATCCAACTCCTTAAACTTACCACTCTGAGCTGGTTTAAGATATCCATTCCATAAGTTCAGAATAAACGGTAGCAGTATTATGAACAATATGATAAGTATCGTCCTAATCTTCATATAATACAGTGTTATTTTTTTTCAACTCTTAAAATCTTTTGACATCTAGGATGAGTACAACCCGTTTACTGTTCCCAGTTTTGATAACTTCATGGTATCTTGAGTGATCAAATAAGAAATCTTGACCCTCACGATGGACATGTGGTCCTCTTTCTGTGTACAAAGTACAATCACCATCTCCTAGTATCGTGAGATGATATCTAAGTAAATGGTTCGTCTCAGCTCTATGAGGTGATAGGGTCATAGGAGTATCCATAACTGCGAATGAAGCTGTAGACTCATCAATACAAGGTATTTGTTTAACGAGACTTTTGAGTTTAGGAAACTGATCAAATTTGTACCGGTAGTAATTATCGTTCCTGTCAAACCAAGGATCCACATCATGATACATAGTCTTCTTTAGAGTTTTTGAAACTTCTTCAAATTCTTCACGTATCTGCTTATAATGTGATTTGATTAACCAGAGACCCCTAAAATTCCAGGGTGAGTACGTGGGTGAATGAGCTATAAAGTCTATCAGAGTATTTCTCATACCCACAAATGGTCTTTTCCAATTATGAAAGTATAATTTATCTACGGGCAATTTCATGAAATCGTGACAGATCAATACAAATGGAATTCCAACCAAGTACCACATTATTTTCTCTATACATAATAAATGCCAGGTTATACCCCAAAGACCTCTATGTATGCCCCTGCCCCCACCACTGAAACTAAGGAGATGAAGGATCGTTTCACGATGCCCGCCATCCCCCAGCTCACCATCGTTCAGATGATCATCGCTGGTGTTATCATCGCGTATGCTTTCACTGCTCGCAAGATTAAGGGTGTCGTTGTTGCGACTCTCGCCCTCACTATTGGTCTGCTGCACATGTATGACCACCTTTACCGTGTGAAGCGTGGCCCTGAGAAGCTCTTCCTCTTTGCCGGTGACGACAAGAAGGAAAACTACTGTGCCACTGGTGCCTGTGGTTGCGGTAAGTAAATTATATTTGTAGATATTAAGTATGCGCGTCAGGATTGTTCGCAGCCCCAATTCTAAAAAGAAATTCAGGGCAATTTTAGAAGACGGTAAAACTGTTGATTTTGGTGCAAGAGGGTATTCAGACTACACCAAACACAAGACTCCCTCGCGTATGCGTTCCTATGTATTACGTCACGGAGGTCAGATACCTAAACGTATTATAGCAGAGAGAGATCCCGTTAGGATTCAGAACCTAATGTTAGACGTCAATCGTAGTGATAAAGAGGATTGGAAAATGAGCGGTATCAACGGGGCCGGTTTTTGGTCACGTTGGTATCTCTGGAGTTTTCCAACTACCGGAGGTGTCAAACAGTTTATGTCTAAGAGGTTTGGGATACAGATCGTTTAAATTCCTGGAACTTTTCAAAAAAATGGATAATTAGAACGAGGCGTTTATATAAATCTGAACCCAAATCAAATTTAACTAGATCTTCCATGGAATCGAAGTAAATTAGGTCTACATCTTCCAAATCACGTACCTTTTTGATATATTCAAAAAGTGTAACTCGTACATCATCAAAATTATCACCTTCCCATTCTCTCAAAATCTTCTTAATCTGTTTCAGTTCAAGATGTTTTGAAAGAGTGTTTACCACACACAACTTGGAAATGTGTACTAATTTTTTAGATGTCTCACCATCTATTTCACGATACCACATTTCTCTTTTACGAGTACGATTTTTCTCGTCACCTTCTTTTATACTTTCAGAAAAATTGGATATGAGTATCTGTGCTTTCTCAATATTTTCATCGTTCATGATCCAATTATTCGCGAGGTCTTTTAAATTTTTGATGTTTAGGTCTTGTTCCTTTGACTGACAGAAACATCCTAAACCCATGCTATTATCATAGCTATATTTTTTAAGCCTTACGCGTTCGCGGGCTTGTTGTTGTTGGGCTTCTTGTTACCGTTGTTGTTGGGCTTCTTGTTACCGTTGTTGGCGGGCTTGTTGTTGCCATTGTTGGCGGGCTTGTTGTTACCGTTGTTGGGCTTGGCATTGTTGTTGGGCTTCGCGTTGTTGGCGGGCTTGTTGT